GCACATACGAGTTTGTGCGAACACATCATCATAGTTTGATTTTGTATCATATGCAAGAGTAATTGCCAACTCAATTAGTTTTAACTTATCATCAAGTTTCATAATCAAGTCAACGTCTTTGATGTTATACTCAATAAACTTTTGATAGTTCAGTCTATACAGAGCATGAAGATTATCATACTCATCATATGCAATCTTACCTTCACCAAGTTCTACTTGTGCAATATTGTCAAGACGATATGATTCTTGTGATTTACCACCTGGCGCATACCATTTGTACAACTCAATGTAATCTAGTGCAGCTACACCAAGAAAATCATAAGCAATCATCTCACGACCATTAACATTGGCCTTGCGTTCACTAATAATATTCCAAGGTGATAACTTCTTCGCCTCATCTTCATCAAGAATTTTACGCAAACGATTAACAAGGTAAGGCATATCAAAGAACTTGATATTCCAGCCAGTAATAATATCAGGACAATTTTCTTGCCAATAGTTTATGAAATTCTTGCATAGTGAATATTCATCTTTGCATTTGACGTATCTTTCGGTGCCTTGTACGTTGTAGTCTCCACAACCAAATACAACACAAGTGCCATCAAAATATTTCACACAGATAGCGGTGATAGGCTCAAGAGCAAGATATGGGTCAGGAAAACCATTCTCTGAACCGACTTCAATATCAACTGCACCAATAGATATGTTTTCGATATCCCATTCTACCATGCCACGATGTTGTTCGGTGATGAAAGCATATTCAAATCTATTCATGCCATAGATTTTGAAATTCTCAACGCCTTCATATAGTTTGATGAACTCTCTCGCATCACGAATGCCATCAAACTTCATTGGCTCGAGTGTTTCACCCTTCAATGTTTTCCATGGTGATTCTTTTTTGGATGGCAAAAACAAAGTAGGCGAGTAAGGAATTTTCACCTTGACTCGCCTGCCATTCTCTACGCCACGATAAAGTATGTTGTTGCCTACGCTGGCAACCGATGTGTAAAATTTATTCATTCACACATTATATCACAGTTTAAAGTTATTAGAGGCAATTTGAATGCCAGAACCAAAAATCTTGCTGTACTGATTTTCTACTTCAAGAATGGGTTCATTAATCATTAGAATATCTTGCCGTTTAATTTTAAATCCAGTTTTGAATTCTACGGCAAACTCAACGAAAGGAACAAAAGTGATTCCGCCTTGAGGATTTTGTGGTGTAGGTGGTACTGAAATAACCTGAACACAATCTTTTACTTCAACGTAATCATTCTCTGGTAAGTCTTTGACTTCACCGAGAATCGTATGGTTCGTTTTGAATGTTATTAATTTTACTGTCATAATGTTTAATCTCTAAAACCGATTCAATCGGAAGTTTATTTGAAAAATCGACCGCTTCAGCTAAAGTTTCAAACTCTTTAGAATCTACGGCCGAACCACCTGTTCGATAGTAGGCTACTTTATACATTGACCCTTGTCTCCGCTGGCAAAACGCCAATGGTGACCCAGCGCTTTGGGAAAAGCATTTCACGACCACGGAAGTCGTTCATGTTTTGTGATGGGTCTTGAACCCAACCGAGAACCTCCACCTTATTATCAATCTCCCGCAGATAGAGGTCATACCTATCTGCTCTAGGAAGTTTATACTCAACTGCCAACTTTTTAGCGAGTTCACGAATATTCATATTCTCTTTCATAGTTAAATTAAATGGTATTATATCAGAGTTTGTTATCGATGGCAACATTTTTACAGGTAAACTTACTGAAATCTGGTTTCTTCCAACCTTCAGGCTTGAGAATTTTGCCGTCATCACGTTTGATAACTTTGCCTGTTACAGTATCAATCTTGGCAAGGTTACTTCTTGCACCTTCATCCCATGCACCTTCAACATCATAACCTTTTGATAACATATAACCAACAATCACCCAAATCATATCAAAGCAAGCATCTAATGTTTCAACATCATCTTCATTAATTCTTGCTTCACAAAATTCTTGATATTCTTCATCAATTAGTTTACGATATAATAAAGATTGTGTTTCATTCTCCTTGTTTAATGATTGACCTGAGGCCAACATAAACATCTGAACATCAGTAAAAACTTTGGTCATTTGTTAACCTTATTTAATTCTGATTGATAAGTTCTTTTGCGTAATTCAGAAGAGCTGAATCGATGATTGCGAGAGTTGTACCAAATTTTGACACCACGGTCTTCACAGATTTGTTTACCTGTAAACTCTTTGTCTTTGTATTCTTCACCAATAACACGAACATTAATAGGCAAGAACATTAACAAGTCTTCAAGGTCTTTCTCTGTATCATAAACAATAATCTCATCAATAAACTTGACAGCAGATAATTGAACATATCGTTCAACGATTGATTGTACAGGTTTGTTTTTAACATCTGGTCGGTCAATCGTTGGGTCACTTTGAACTGCAACAATTAAATAATCACAAATAGTTTTACATTCAGCCAGCATCAAAATATGACCAGCGTGAAGTAAATCAAAAGTTGAACAGGTAAAACCAATGGGTTTACCAATCATATTATCAGGGAGCACTAACATATTTATTTTACCTCTAATCCGTTTTCATAACCACGAGCATAATCTTCCGCATCCGCTTCTGCATTTTCTATATCACCATATGGATTATAAAATTCTTCTTTAGCTATTGCAGAATTATATCCTTGTATGTATGGTGCTTGTTCATAGAGAACAATTTTATTTCTCTTTTTAACCATAGTTTTTTCCTCTTTGGTAATATTTTTCAAATGTACTGCACCATCTACCATGGTTATACTTAGTACATCACCGGGTTTCCAACCAAGGTCTTCAATCATTTCATCCGAGAACTGTAATATAGCATCACCATTCTCACAAATCTCAACAACCTCTGCACTATATTTTTTCAATTGTTACTCCTGATTTTTCAAGAAACGTGATGCCACTATTATCCCTATAAGTGTTCCGATATAGAACACACCCAATACCACTTTGGTAGATAAGTTTGGCACAGTCCAAACATGGAGCATGGGTAATAAACATAGTAGCACCCAAACCAGATTCGGTAGATTTAGCAAGTTTCGCAATTGCGTTTGTTTCAGCATGAAGCACCTCGGGTTTAGTTTTTAAGGCATATCTTCTAGCATATCCTAGGTCGGGATCGATATCTTCTTCCTCAAATGGCCATTGTTCGTAAATCTCATCAGGACTCAACCAGCCGCCGGCATCACTCATATAGTCTTTATACTCACAATTGTTATCCCAACCTGAAGGCATACCATTGTAACCAATTGAAATGATTCTATCATCTTTGACTACAATGGCACCAACATGAAGTCTTTTGGCAGAAGACAATTCTGCAAATGTCTCCGCCACTTTCATATAGACTTCTATGAATTTACTTTTCACTACGTCTTTCTTTCTGTGATGGTATTGGTTTTTCAGATTCTACCTGAGCATTAATCATCAATTTTTTGTAGATGTTACGTTCAGTATCATTGGTCAAGGTAGCCATGAATCGTTTTGTTTGTTTGCTCAGTTTAAAGTTACTATTAGTTTTCATAATTTAATTCCATTCATTTTGTTTCTAAACTTCCATGTATTTCAATTTAAAGCGGTCAGCTCTATCTTCGTAACCATCGTAACCACGGGGATTACAAACGACACGGGTAGAACCAACCATGTAGTCAAAGTCTTCATGTGTGTGTCCGTGAGTCCACAATTTAATTTGTGGATGATCCATGATGTATTCATCCAATGAAGAACTGTAACCACCATTCATCAATTCTTCCTTTGCATAACGAGGATGAGTAGATGCTTTGCTTGGTGCATGATGACCAACAACAACAAACTTTTGGTCAAACTTACCTTCAATCACAGTTTGAATATAACCAAACATTTGTTTATGGTCAACAACGGCATCTTCGGGACAAAATGTTGTCCAATCTCAATGTAACCACCAGATTCTTTGGTAAGATATCGACTACCATTCTTACCATCGGGTGTGAAATTTGGATTTTCTTCGTATATTGGAACTTTACGTTCAATCATACGATTAGAATTTGATACACAACGGAAGTCATTCATCATTCCACGAATATGCAGTAGAGTCATTTCATCCTCTTTGTTCATATCAGTCCATAATGTACCACCAATGAATGTTACATCATCAATCACTTTAGATTCTTTGTCAAGCAAATATACATTGCTCAACATATTAGATTCTAACATTGATTTG